GCTACCAGAAGTATACAGCGGTCAGCCGAATCGGGTTGAACGATATACACAGTACGATCAAATGGATCAAGACAGCGAAATAAACGCGGCATTGGATACTATTGCAGAATTTAGTACACAATTAGAGCCTGAAACTCAGATACCATTTAAAGTTCTTTATAAAACCCCTCCAACTGATTCAGAAATTTCTGCATTAGAAACTACATTAAAACAATGGGTTAGAATTAATAACTTTGAACGTAGAATTTTTACTATGTTTAGATCTTGTATTAAATATGGAGATCAGTTTTTTATTAGAGACCCAGAAACATATAAACTTATCTTTGTACAACCCGGCGATGTAGCAAAAACAATTGTTAATGAAAGCGAAGGCAGAGAAATTGATCAATATATTATTAAAAATATTGCACTTAACTTACAAGACTTAGTAGCAACAGATACTAAAAAACATCAAGATTCAACTACAGTTAATCCTACAACAGGTTATACAGTTGGTAAAGGAAATGCAGGCATTGTATCTCCAAATAACTCATCTGGTGTAAATGCAGAATTTGCAGTAGATTCAAAGCATGTTGTTCACGTAAGTTTATCAGATGGAATGAATAGTAACTGGCCATTTGGTGATAGTATTTTAGAACCTGTATTTAAAGTTTATAAACAAAAAGAATTATTAGAAGATAGTATTATTATCTATCGTGTACAAAGAGCACCTGAAAGACGTGTGTTTTATATTGACGTAGGTAATATGCCAGCACACAAAGCAATGAGCTTTGTTGAAAGAGTTAAAAACGAAGTACACCAAGTACGTATACCAAATATGAGTGGTGGCGGTACTAAAGTTGTTGATGCGGCTTATAACCCGTTATCAATAATGGAAGATTATTTCTTTGCACAAACAGCAGAAGGACGTGGATCTAAAGTTGAAGTTTTACCGGGTGGTGAAAACCTTGGTGAGATTGATGATTTAAAGTACTTTAATAACAAGTTAATGCGTGGACTTCGTGTACCAACATCGTACCTTCCTACTGGAAGTGAAGATGGTATAGCGGCGTTTAATGACGGACGTATTGGTACAGCAATGATCCAAGAATTCCGTTTTGCAAAGTATTGCGAAAGATTACAATTAACATTACAACAATCTTTAGACCATGAGTTTAAATTATTTTGTAAGCACAGAGGCTTAGATCTTAGTGCTAGTTTATTTGATTTATCATTTGCCGAGCCACAGAGTTTCTCACAATATAGAACAATTGAAATTGATGCACAAAAGGCAAATCTGTTTAGTTCAATAGAAGGAGTTCCTTATCTATCGAAAAGATTTATACTTGCAAGATACTTAGGATTAAATGAAGAAGAAATGCTTGAAAATGAAAGAATGTGGAAAGAAGAAAATCAAGAAGGAAACCAACCAGCCGGGTCAGCAACAGGCGACTTAGGTGGTATGGGGCTTAGAGGCTCAGACGTAGATAGTTTCCAACCCACAGACGTTGATGCAGAAAATGCAGACGCTGATCCAGATGCTGGTATTGATACACCAGATTCAGCAGGCGGCGACACACCAGACTTAGGAGATATAAGCGATGAGATTTAACGAATTAGCACAAAATGCAGAAGATGATAATTTTAACAAATGGGATTTAGACGATACTCGTAGACCTAAGTTAACATTAAAACATCTAAATAAGATGCGAAATAGGCGTGAAATGACACGAAGTGAGCATGCAGACAAGGTAGAAGACGTGCAATTACAGTATGGCGCTAGCCAAGACACAGAATAAGTAATACACATACATAACTAACAAATACAAAGCCGTGGAGTCAAAACCACGGTTTTTTTTGTATTTAAGACATCTTACCATAAACCAAGACTAAATACACGTGTTATAACCTTTAAAGGAGAATGTCAAATGAGTACTCGCGAACGTTATATTAAAGTAATTGAAAGCCTAGTTAATGGTGAAGAAGCTCAAGCATCTGATCTATTACACGAAGCATTCGTGGAAAAAGCACGTGAAATTTGGAACGACCTAGTTGAAGCAGACGAAGTTGTAGAAGATGAAGTAGCGGAAGAAGATATAGATGAAGCAATAGGCGACGAAAAAGCTGACGACTTCATTGACGACATCGAAGAAGACGATGACGAAATTGAAGCAGAAGAGATGTATGGTGAAGATGACGAGGGCGATGACGAACTCGACGCTGAGCTAACAGAACCAGAAGCTGAAATGGAATTATCTGTTGACGGTGACGCAGATTTGGACGGTGACGGTGAAATAGACGATCACGAATCAGATCACGAAGAAATTGAAGATAAGTTAGTAAACGTCGAAGACGCACTAGCTGATCTTAAAGCAGAATTCGCTAAGATTATGGGCGATGAAGAAGCTCCAGCTGAAGATCCAGAGATGGACATGGAAATGGAACCAGAAATGGACATGGAAATGGAACCAGAAATGGAAGAAGAAGCATTTGTAGAGGGTACTAAATCTGAAGAAGATTCTAAAGAGGAAGTAGACGAAACTAAAGCCGAAGACGAAGCTGAAGAAATTGAAGAAGGCGCAGAACTAAAAGCAGTCGGTAACGTAGCTATGCCAGATGGTAGTGATGGTAAATCATCTCCAGTTGGACCAGGCGACGATAAAGGCGGAGACGTAGTTGATATGTCTAATAGTTCAGATAGCGGCGACAACAAAGGATTAACAGGTGATGCTAAAGATATGAACGTAACCCATCCAGGTGACGGTGCAAAACTTACAGCGAACCCAGCGGGCCATGGCGCAGAGAAAAAAGGCAAGGCTAGTTAATCATGCTTACACTTAAAGAGAACCTAACGTATGACCAGGCTAAGATCGTAACTGAGGCAACTCAGGACGGTAAGAGCCTGTACATGCAAGGTGTCTTTGTACAAGGCAACACCCGTAATCAAAATTCAAGAGTTTACCCAGTTAATGAAATTTCAAAAGCCGTTAAGGCAATACAAGAAAAAATAGAAACTGGTTACTCTGTATTAGGTGAAGCGGATCATCCAGATGATCTGCAAGTTAATTTAGACCGTGTGTCCCATTTAATTGAAAAAATGTGGATGGATGGTCAAGACGGTTATGGTCGATTAAAACTGTTACCAACTCCAATGGGAAATATTTGTAAAACCCTTATAGAGAACGGAGTAAAACTTGGCGTTTCGTCAAGAGGTAGTGGTAATGTAACAGAAAGTGGCAATGTTAGCGAGTTTGAAATTCAAACAGTTGACCTTGTTGCTAATCCAAGTGCACCAGATGCTTACCCAGACCCTTTATATGAACAAATTATGAATGGTAAACGTGGTAATATCTTACTTGATGTTGCAACCGCAGTAAATAACGACTCAATAGCAAATCAATACCTCCAGAAGGAAGTATTACAGTTCATTGAAAAACTAGATATTAGGAGAAGCTAAATGGCTAACAATGCAATAGAACAACTCCTAAGTTCAGAAGTCCTTTCTGAGGAAGTGCGTTCAACACTTTCAGAAGCATGGGAAGCAAGATTAGGTGAAGCTCGTGAAGAGATCACTGCCGAATTACGTGAAGAATTCGCTAACAGATACGAAACTGACAAAACGCAAATGGTGGAAGCACTAGACGCGATGGTATCAGATACGATTAATACTGAATTAGCAGAATTTGCAGCAGATAAAAAAGCGGCAGTTAAAGCTCAAGTAGAGTATAAAGCCAAAATCGCAGAACATGCAGACTTACTTGATAAGTTTGTTATGGAAACACTTAACAAGGAAATTACAGAACTACGCAAAGACAGAAAACTTCAAGAAGGTAACTTTGAGAAGTTAGAAGACTTTGTTATGGAACAACTTACTTCAGAACTTAATGAATTCCATAAAGACAAGAAAGACCTTATTGAACAGAAGGTAAAACTTGTTGCAGAAGGTAAAGAAATGATCACTAAAGCGAAAGCTCAATTCATAGATAAGGCTTCTACTAAACTAGCTACTATTGTTGATACAACGTTATCAACAGAGTTAGGTACTTTAAAAGAAGACATAAAGCAGGCAAAAGAAAATATGTTTGGACGTAAATTGTTCGAAACTTTTGCAGCTGAATTTATGGGTTCTCACTTAGCTGAGGGAACACACATTTCGAAACTTTCAAAAGAACTTTCAACTGTGAAGAGTCAAGTCGACGAAGCACAGAAAGAAATTAAAGATAGAGAGGCAAAAATTGAAGTAGCAGAGAAAGAAGTTGCTAAAATCAACGAAAGCCGTGAGCGTGAGTCAGTTATGACTGAACTTATGTCTCCTCTAGCTAAAGAAAAACGTGAACTAATGAACAACTTACTTGAAAGCATAGCTACAAGTAAATTAAAGGCTTCATTCAACAAATACCTACCAACGGTACTTAATGAACAAAGCACTTCAACAAGTTCACAAACCCTTAAAGAATCGCAGAAGACTGTGATTACAGGTAACAAGGCTAGCACCAACAGTACAACTGAAAGTGAAGCCGAGATTATTAACCTTAAAAAGTTAGCAGGAATCAACTAAGGAGAATTCCAAATGACACAGAATATATTCGAAAATTGGGACGTAACAAAAGACGCCCTTACAGACGGGTTAGAAGGTAACAAGAAGGTTGTAATGGAGTCAGTTCTTGAGAATACTAAGAACTATCTTTCAGAATCAGCAGCCGCAGGTACTACAATGGCGGGTAACGTTGCATCACTTAACAAAGTGATTCTTCCAGTTATCAGACGTGTAATGCCTACAGTTATCGCGAACGAACTAGTTGGCGTACAGCCAATGACTGGTCCAGTAGGACAAATTCATACATTAAGAGTAAGATATGGTGAAACAGCCGCAGGCGCAGTAGCAGGCGACGAAGCACTATCTCCTTTTGCAATTGCAAAAGGTTACTCTGGTGACGCTTCAGGCGGAACAGCAACTTCAACTTCTTCTTTAGAAGCAGATGCTGGACGTAAACTTTCAATCCAAGTATTGAAACAAACTGTTGAAGCGAAGACACGTAAATTATCAGCACGTTGGACTTTTGAAGCAGCACAAGATGCTAATTCAATGCACGGTCTAGACGTTGAAGCAGAAATTATGCAGGCACTTGCCCAAGAAATTACTGCTGAAATCGATCAAGAAGTTCTTACTTCTTTACGTTCACTAGCAGGCGCAGTGACTGACACATATAACCAAGGTGCCATTCAAACTGCTCACACAACAACTTTTGTTGGTGATGCACATGCGGCGTTGGCAGTTCTTATTAACAGAGCGGCTAACTTAATTGCTACACGTACACGTCGTGGCGCAGGTAACTATGTTGTTCTTTCACCAACAATGTTAACAGTACTACAAAGTGCAACAACTTCAGCGTTCGCAAGAACAACTGAAGGACCTTTTGAAGCTCCAACAAATACTAAATTTGTAGGTACTTTAAATGGCACTATGCGTGTTTTTGTTGACCAGTACGCGGCAGACGATGCTAAAGTACTAGTTGGCTATAAAGGCGACGGTGAAATTGATGCGGCAGCTTTCTATTGCCCATACATCCCACTAATGTCTTCAGGCACAGTACTTGATCCATCAACTTTCGAGCCAACAGTATCATTTATGACACGTTATGGCTACGTTGAGCTAAATAACCAGGCTTCATCTCTTGGTAATGCGGCAGATTACTTAGCGGTAATTGGTGTTGACTCAGCAAGTTTGTCTTTCCAGTAAAATTTACTAGAAAACACACGTTACATAGAAATAGGTCCTTAATTGGGCCTATTTTTTTGATGGCAGTTCAAAACATCTTACTTTGATAAATACATATATAATGCATTATGCATTAATAAATAGGAAGTAGTAGGAAGAAAAGTATTATGTCATCACACATTAATCCAGATTCTGGACAATTAGTAATAGAAAGTACCAACGTATTAGACGTTAGTACAACTCCTGTTAACCCAGTAGGTGCGTCACTTTACATTAAGGGAGGCGTATATACAGAAACAGATATGTATATACATGGAACTCTTGTTGTAAATGGAAATGTTATCTCATTAGGTAATGCAGGCGGTTCTTTAACGTTTAATGCCAACATAAGTAGCCATGTTTTACCTAATGTAAGCTCAGGAATACAGTATAATTTAGGTAGTAACACTAAGCCATGGAATGAAGGGTATTTTCAAAAGATAGTAACTAAGCCAGAAGCATCAACAACATCAGTTTCTACAACAACAGGCACTACGTATTTAGATGGAACTACATCTACTACATTAGCACTTGCAAACGGAATTGAAGGCGAAAGAAAAGCAATAGTTGTAACAGCAACTCCAACAGGTGCGATAACAGTAACACCAGATTCAGCAGTAGGGTATACAAGTATGCAGTTCGCGGCTGTAGGAGATAGTGCAGAATTAATGTATACAAATACCGGCTGGTCTATTCTTTCTATTTTCCGTACTAGCGTAATTTAATATACAATAGTACATAAAATAGTAAAAACAAAAACGCAGGAGCGGCGAAATTGTGAGGAATAGAAAAGTTGGCTATTAATATAAATCATAGTGCAGATAAGATAAAATCTGAATCTGACTTAATACTGGACGCAGGTGCAGCGAATAACATCGATGTTTCGGCAAAGATTGTTAAAAACGCATCGGATCCAGTAGATCCGCAAGACTTAGTAACAAAAGCATATCACGATGCCAATGTATCATTAGGTGCAATAGACCTAACATTAGGTACTAACACTGATGGTAGTTGGGATGACGGTGCAATAGAAACATGGCTTACAAGTACAACAGTTGGTGATGCAATTGATGACTTGAATGAAGCAATGTTAAATGTACAAAATAATACATTTGTTAAAAATGTTGATTTTACCGCTAACCTTACAACAGGTGGCGCAGGACTTAACACTACTCTTACTATTACCGCAACAGGAAACCCTAATAGATATACTGTAGATTGGGGTGATGGCAACTCAACTACAGCTACTTCCGACTCTACTCCTTCACATATA